ATCTCTTGAAATTGCATACCAACCAGCATTATCATTAGCCGTCCAGAATACATTTTTTTCGTTTCTTTCTAAATTAATTTCTAAAGTTGTCATTTTGTTGTTTTTTAAGTGGTGAAATATCGTTTTGTTATTTTCAATACGTAAATTTAAAAACAATTTTTGAAACAAAAAAATATTTTCACAAATATTTTAAAAAAAAATCAAAATTCTTCCTTTTGCCCATCTTTTGGAAAGTTATCCCGTTTTATTTCCCAGTATTCAGCCATCAAGGAAGCACGGAATTTATAATCACGGTCGGTGTGATACCCATTTTCGTAGATACATTTGCAGATAGATTCATATAACCGTTTGCCTTTTAACTTGTAGTTGGCTTTTTTGCATTCATAGTACCTTCCAGAGTTAAGGATTTGAGCCCAAAGTTTCAAGCCGTCTTCGGTATTATCAGCAGAAAAAAACTTGGCTTTTATATAACGGTTCTTTCCCCTTATTACCTCCCTTGTTTTATAGGTTACATGGTCATAACCTTTTAATGCTTTGCCTCCTCCAGCGTTTGCATGAATGCGCCAAAGGTCAGTTTCAATGCCATTGTTTGTTGCCTCAATAATAAAGAATGAATAAATCATTGATACTGGAAAATCGGTCATGTAATGAACGTTCATAAGCATATCATTGTATTTGTATGCTAACCAAATACGTCTTAATCTGGAATGGTTTTCTCCTTCTAAATTACGAAAGCCAATACCTGTTAAATAATCCCTGAGTTGATTCTCTGACATTTTACGCAACTGCCAACCGTACTGCCTTGACCCAAAAGCCGATACCTTTATATTATCAGCCTTGACTTCCAAAGGTTCAATTGTTTTTTTTACAAAGACCGTTTCAACCTTGATAATCGGTGCGACTGACTGGGTGACGTATTCCGTTTCAACAGGTGAATACTGTAAGCCTAAAATAAAGGCAATGGTTAATCCGCTACCTACCATATAAGGAAGGCTTTTGTTTTGCGGAACATAGATAATTTCTTCTTTCTTTTTCATCTGGTTTTGTTTTAATTACACAGTCGTAAGAGGTTCAGCATAAAAATATCCTCCATCGTACTCAATAGTTTCATCATGTGTATCTGCAATAATGTTGCCGTCGCAATCCTTGACAATTCCACCCCAATGAAATTCATCATCTGGAAAATAATCTTCATTGCGCATTTTAGCATAAACCTTTTCAACAGCGTGGCGCTTAGAATATGCTACAATTTCTTCGCATAAATCTTTATACCTTTTGGCGTTGCCTGTGTACATTACTGAATAAATTGTCTTTTCCATTTTGGTTGTTTTTAGTTGTTAAGGATTGATAAAAAATCAAGAGGTTTTGAAAAATCAATTACTTGAATTCTGCAATTTTTACAATTATGCTTTGTAGTTAAAATATCAACTACCTTTTTAGCTTCTTGTAAATTTTGAGCCTGAGTAAATAAAATATCTTCAGCAGTTGTGTTTGGTGCTATACCCCAGATTACATATTCGTTTTTCATTTTGGTTGGTTTTTATTTTCAATACATAAAATTAATATTATTTTTTGAAACAAAAAAATATTTACACAAATATTTTAAAAAAAAACCCCGTACCAAATAGATACGGGGCAAAAACAACCTAAATACAATTATGCAACATTCCAAAAGTAGATATCTTTATTTCTTTATTATCAACTTTTATTCCAAGTTTTTTAAACTCCTCAATCGCTTCTTCAACGGTGTCACCGTGAACAATTATTCTCTCATTATTATATTTTATCTCCCATCTCATTTGCTAAAATCTTTTATCAGGTCAACAATATAGTAAATAGCGAAGGACAAAGTTAACAATCCTCCAGCTGCAACAATTAAATTAAGCATAAATTTAATTGCTTGTTCTCTTTCCTTTTGATTCAACATGGTTAAAAGTTTTTATAGTTTTTCGAGGCAACAGGGTCTTTACCCTGATTGGAATACTTAGCATCTGCTTTTGAAGCATAATCGGTGTATGGCATTTCAGATATATCATGGTAGCAAATTTGTGCTATTTTCATACCAGCATATATCCTTACTGGTTGAATACAAGCCAATTCCAAAGTCCAATGTCCTTTAAATCCTACGTCTCCAAATCCAGCCGTTATGTGGACAAATAACCCTAATCTTCCGAGACTCGATTTGCCTTGAATAATTGGAACGTGGCGCAAAGTTTCGGTGTATTCCACGGTTGAGGCAAGATATAAAATACTGGGTTTTAAAATCAATCCATCTTCAGGAATGATAATCGGTACATAGGAATTCTTTTTCCTCACGTCAAGCAGATGCTCGGTGTACATTAGTAATGTGTTTGATAATGTTAAGTCAATGCTGTTTGTACCAATGTTTTCTTCTATTAAAGGCTCAATAACAATGTTCCTTGCTGCTATCTCGTCATAAATGGTCTTGTCTGTCAGTATCATTTTTCTTCGTTTTTGTAAGTTTCGTTATAATATTGTTCTGGCTCATGCTTTAAAGCCCATCCATGATATAAATTTCCATCTTCAAAAGCCTTCATTATCTGCTCTTTTTCTATTTTTAACGCTTCTTCACGAATATTATCCCATTCAGATATTGTGTGTTCTTCGGTATTCATTTTTTTAAATAACCATTCTACTGCCGTTTGTTTGTTCATTTCTTTAAGTCATTTAATTCTGGATGTGTAAAATAAAACTTGGTTAACATTGCAGCGTTGACCATTAGTGTGCTGAGTGCAAAAAACTGGTGTAATGTTCGCTTATTTCCTTACAAGTATTTTCAATTAAGACAATTGCTTTTAGTAAGTCGTCCATTACAAAAGTATGATTTAATTCATAGCTTTCCCCTGTAAATTCCAAACCGTTTTTTGTCTTCCTTGTGCCAAGCCAATTGATTTGTGATTCGGGTATTTCATCACCGTTGACAAACATAGCTAAAGCATACACCTTCATTTGAAGGCTATCTTTTAAGGTGTCTATTGTCCACGGTTTACCAGATGTTTTAAAATCAATGACTTTGTTATTTGCCTTGTCCCAAACGTCGATGAACCCTTTAACTTGAATATCGTTAATTGAAAGGCTTATTTCCTTCTCAGCCTCAAGACCTTTTAATGGACGTATTTTGGATAAATAAAAATGAGGGAATGTTTCCATAATTATTCCGTCTTTGATATAGGCTTCAGTATCTACGGCAAATTGTTTTCCAAAATCCATGTATATAGAAGGCTTTTCTGGAAGGTTAAGATAATAACGGTTAATATATTTTTCACGGTCAGAATACCAAAGGTTTATTTGGGATACTGATATATAGTGCATTGGTAATATCATTTTAAGTTGTTTTTGTATTGGTAAATCCCCAGCCATTTTACAGGCTGGGGCAAACAAACCAATATGATTAAAAGAATTTTCCTATTTGAATAAAGATGGTAGCTGCTGCTGGTTGTGCCTGTGCAGCTTCTAACCCTGAGGCTTGTAGCTGATGAAATATATCTGCATAAATTCCAGTCATAAAGGTAGCCTTTTCGCTTATTTCTTCAGGTGTTAGTTTACCGTTTTTATTTACCGTTGGTGCTGGTGTTTCGTTTGTTTCCTTTGTTGGTATCTGGTCAGCCGTTGTCATATCAAAGGCAACTTTGTAGCTTTTTCCGTCATGGATAACGGTAACCTCATCGTCTTTCTTCAATGCTTTTAGTTTTTCATCATCAGGCTTACCATAAACCCGAATATCTTCGCCATTAGCTAAAGTAACAACAGCGTTAATTGATTGACCAAATTGTCCTTCAAAGACCTTTCCAGCCGTGTACTTGATTTTTCCTTTTAGAATGTTCATAAAGTTTGTTTTTAATGATTAATTGATTCGTACCAAAGTTGCTTTTTGTGATTGCTGATTTCCTTCCAGTCTATTTCTTTATTGTAGTCTATAATATAGCCTTGTCTAAAAACCTTTTCAAGTTCTGCCACGCCATGTGTTCGCCAATACTTTTTCAACTGGGTTGGCTCAACGTAATGCGAAGGGGCATTGTTTAGGCTGATTCTTTTTGCAAATTCTTGTATGTTCATAACGCTTCCATTTCAGAGATTGCTTCATCGCATTTTTCAATTAAGTTTATTCTAAACCTATTTATTGTTGATTCTCCAGAGTCATTGTGTGCTTCAAGTTGTACTTTCATGTCTCTCACATTATCAATGTAAAATGGTAAACGGTCACGTCTGTACATGTTTACATAATACAATATCATACGGTGAGCATAACCACGAAATTCCAAAGCAATTTGCCAGTCCTTAATTCTCTGGTCGTTCATTTGCCTAATTTCGGTGTGCAATTCTTCTATCTTGTTTTGATAAAAGCTGATTAAATCATTTAGTGATTGTTCCATGATTGGTTGTTTTTTGGTTGTTTAATAGTCTAATTCTACCCATTCATCCTCGTTATCTAATACAAGATTTTCAAGGTTTAAATTTTCGTAGTGACCTTCGCAATGTGTTGGCTCAAAGTCATAGCCGTAAATGTCGTATAATTCGTCACGGTGTGGCATTGACTCATCTCCGTAGTTTCCGTCACCGTAGGCAAATACAACGTTAACGTAATGTTCTAAATAAGGGTCAAGGCAATGCCTAAGTCTAAATTTTGTAATCTTCATGATTGGTTGTTTTATTTGTAAAAAATTAAGTCCAGAATGTTTTATCTATCAGGAAATAAGCTGCTTCCCTCATTTCCTTTTTCTTTGCCTCAAAGTAAGTAGAGGCGCAAACGTGATACCCGTTTGGTGCATGAAGAATGTTTACCATGAATTGGAATTCAGATTTGCCTTCAAGGATTGACTTGTACACGTTGGCTTCGTGTTCACTGTTAACCCTGATAACTTCTATTGTTTTCATATCGGTTGTTTTTAAATTGCAGTTTTGGCGGATGCTGCACCCCGTTTTGATTATACTAAAAATTTGTGATTAATAGCATCGTAATAGGTATCATGAAATATTTCATTTCCACGACTATCTATGGTCATAAATTCTACACTTTGACCAAAACAACTAAGAATAGTTATTACGTTTTCAAGTAAAAGCCATACATAACCAGAAGACTTGTTAAATCCAATGTCTTCAATATCATTAGAACAAATCAGATAATATTCGTTATATGTATTCAAAATAATTTGTAGGCTTTCCAAATCTGAAGAACCTAAAGAGTTTAAAAAATCTGCAAAATTTGTCATGATTGGTTGTTTTAAAGTTTAAAAATTTGCAGTTGGTTTGGATGCTGCACCCCTAATAAATTAATAAACCTGACATTCGATAAAATCAATATCAACGTCATCTAATATCATTTCTATATCATAAATAGCATTAGATTCGTTAATATCTCCTCTTCTGTGTTCTTTAATTATATCACAAATAGAATCAGAAATATCACATAATTCTGATGTGTCTGGTAAATCATCTAATGATAAACCAAAATTAAAATTAATGTGAAAAGATAAAATTCGACGTGCGTAATGGTAAGCATCATACGATGAAGCATCAATCAAAGATTGTTGGATTACATAAGTCATGTTTTTCATAATTGGTTGTTTTTGTTATTTTCAATACGTAAATTTAAAAACAATTTTTGAAACAAAAAAATATTTACACAAATATTTTTAAAAAAAAAGTGAGATAAAAATTTACCTCACTCCAAAACGAAAAACCAGATTTTACAAGTATGCACCACAAAGATAATTATTTACGGTTTAAAACGATACGATATACAGCTATTTTCCTTGCGATTGTCTTTGCGTTTGTTTCCTGAAGTTGAGCAGCATTTTTCAATTTGCTTTTTAGGTCAAAGTAATTATCTGTCTCAGGCTTTATCTTTGATGCTATTTCAAGGGCTTCTTCCCAGATGGCTTTCTTTTCACCTTCCGCATACTGGATTAAACCAGCTTCCATTGCTGCATCGTACCAGTAAACTGGTACGTCTTTATAGGATTCGCCTTTAAACCCTGTTAACATTTCTGGAAATTCTTGGTAAAACTTTTTCTTTGCCTCAATTTGCCTTTGTTCCTCTTCCATCTTTAATCGTTTCTTTTCGTCTTCGCTATCTATGGTATAATATACCTTTTGCCTCCAGTTAATATAAGCGGTCAGGATTCTACCTATGGCAGCCAAATCAACTTTTCCGTACAGCTTATGTTCGTCAATGTTTAGTTCTTGCCGTGCAAATTTCTCAAAGGCAAGTTTAATTTCTTCAACGGCAATTAATTTATATGTCGATATAAATTCTGTTAACTCGACTAAATGTTCTGGCTTTGCTTCAATCCCATACAATGGTAAAAGGTGTTTAACAACATCGTTTATCTTTGGCAAAGATTCAACGACACCAGTTTTGAACAATCGTTTTTCTCGGTTGTTGATTACAACCTGAACATCTTGTATTTTTTCCTCTAAGGTGTTTGCAATAGCTGGTAGGTTCATTTTATTTCGTTTTTATTGTGTTTGATATTTCTTCATTGCTTCTGCTAATAATCTGTCAACTTCATCGTCATACGCCTTTTTCTTTGCCGCTGGTGATGACGTTTGGTAAGCCGTATAAATTTGATTTGTCCTTCCGTATAAAATGGTTGGTGTAAAATTGGCTTTTAACCATTTATCAGGCAATGACCAAGCTGCTTGTAAAAATACTTTTAATGCTTCAATCGTATTGCCATTTCTGTCAACTTTTTCAAGCCATCGCAACAGGTATACCATGCCTCCAGCATCTTTGGGGCTCATAATGTAATTTCCGTTCTGGTCGGTAGGATATGCTGCACCAGATAACTGTTCAAACGTTTGACAGAACACTGTAAAGGCTTCGTACGTCGGGTTGGGCTTCCGCTCGGGTTTCGGCTCGGCTCGGCTTTCTTTTTCTTTTTTACCCGAAGTTTTTTCTTTTTCTTTTTGACTTTGCAAATTAGCAACAATGGTAAAAGGGTTTACTTTGTCATTTTGCTTTATTTCAATTTCATCTTCCAAAAATTCATCTGAATTTTTAATATTAATATTTGAGTTAGTAAATGTATTTAGTATTTGGTTAGTAACTGGTATAGGTTCGCCCTTTCGTGAAATTCCATTTGACTTTTTAGTAATTTCCATTTGCCCATTTGGTAAAATGGTATTTACCTTTTCGTAATTTGCATTTTCCTCAAGATGAAAATTATCTGATAAATATAAATCTTCATTCATAAAAGCATACCAAATAGTTCTATCGTATGCAATTTTATTGTAATTACCTTTTATTAAAATTTCCTTATCTACCAATGATTCAATAATTCTTCTAACTTGTTTTTCAGTCCAGAAAGAATAATATTCACTTAGCGACTTATTTGTATTGTAAGTCCAATACCTTTTATCATGATAATTAACTTTGTTTGCTTTGTTTAATCTAATCCAGAATTGAAATGATTTAACCATTATAGCTTCATCAACTCCGTATCTTTTTGCAAATTCTATGTTAAATGAAAAATCCATTTTAGTCTATTTTATTAAGGTTAGCAAATTCTCCATGATATTTCAAGGCAGCTTCGTTGTAGGCACGGGCGGCGTCTAAGGGGTCGATAAAATATCCTAACCAAATTAATTTTTGATTTAATTTTATTACAGAAGCATATTTATTATTTCTTTTACAATAAGTAACCCCTTTAAACCCTGAGGTACTATCTTTTCTTAATTTACTATTCATTAAATTTTGACTATGAGTACATATTCTTAAATTTATTTTTCTATTATCTAATCCATCTCCATTCAAATGGTCGGTATGCATTTTTGTATTTATATTATTACTAATTAACCTATGCATTGATATACTTTTTTGTTTACCTTTAGATATTGTTATATTTCTTACGGCATAAAATTTATATCTATCTTTAGATGCATACCATTTCCATTGGTTCAAATACTCGTAGTCCTCATCGTCTACGATTGCAACTTTGCCTTGTGTTAACTGAATTTCTTTAGCCATTTTTGTAAAATAAAAAGAGCCAAAATAGGTGGTAGACTATTTGGCTCATGTGAACAAAAATAATTTGCTCATTTTTCTTTTGATTGACTACCACACCAATCAAAAGAATTTATGCAAATATATAAAATTATTTTTAAACTTTCCTTAAATGAATTAAATGCGGATAAATTTCTGCCAGTGCCGTTTCGTATGCTTTACTTGCCTCTTTTGGACAATCAAAGCAACCGAGATACGTTATTTTTTCCTTCTTCTTGATAACAGCCGTGTACTTAAACATCTCGGGACGATACGAAACACCACGATAACCAGTTTTATTTCGCTTTGAGGTTGCATGGGTAATTCTGGAATCAGAACGACTCATAACCATTAGATTACTTTTGCAATTGTTGCTCATATTCTTATCAATATGAATTACAACGTCACCATTTGGCGCATTGGTCAACATACGGTGCATATACCTTGTTTGGTATTTGCCGTTAACCAGCATATTGGTTGCAAAAAGTCCGTTAATAACGTGCCATGAATACTTGGATAGCAATTCGTAGTCTTCCGCATCAACAGTGCAGCTAAACCCTTTTTTTGTTGTTATTACTTTTGTCATTTGTTTTCCGTCTTTGTTTAATTGTATAAGTAGTAAGGGCTGGATTCGATACCAGCAAATATTATTAAGGTAATATTTTTAAATGTTTTCCAGCGTCCATTGCACGTTCCCTTAACTTTGCAATAACCACTTTCATTTCACATTGCGTCTAACTTCCGCCACCTTGCACACAAAGATAATATTTAATAGTTATAAAATTATAAAAAAATAAAGATAATTTATTTTCTTATATTTGTGACATGAATAGAACAATCATTTTAACGGCTATAACTGGGGGCAAAGACAAATTGGTTGACCCTGAAATTGTCTTTGATACTTGCGATTATTACGCTTTTGTGGATACCATTGACCATGATATTCATGTTTGGAATCAAGTGTTAAATTACAATTATTCCAACTTGACTTTTTCTGCGAGACGTAATGCAAAAGTACCTAAGATTTTAACTCAGTCGTATTGGAATCATTACGATTATATTATTTGGCATGATGGAACGCACCAGTTAGCGGTTAATCCTGAGGATATTTATAAAGAGTATGGCGATTTTGATTTACTTTGTTTTCGCCATGCTCAAAGAAGGTGTTTATATCAGGAATTAAACGCCATTGATAAAATGGATAGTCCAGATTTAATCAACCAACAAAGAGATTTTTATAAAGCCGTTGGAATGCCTGAGTATTATGGACTTTACGAAATGGGTTGTTATATTAGAAAGGTCAACAAAAATACAATTGATTTTGGTTTATCTTGGTTTGAACAGGTCTGCAAGTTTTCTTCCCGTGACCAAGTTTCTTTCCCTTTTGTATTATGGCAAATGGAAAATAGTATTAATCTAAAAGTCATGAAAGGAAATTGTAGCCAGTACATAGGCACACCTTTTGAAAATGAGGGAAACAAATATTTTAAAAATCATTCAGTTCATTTAATATGATACCATTATTTAAGGTAGCAATGTCGGATAAAGCATCTTTTATGGTAAAAGGTGTTTTAGAATCAGGATTTATCGGTCAAGGGTCAGTCAATGAGGCATTTGAATTTAAGCTAAAAGAAAGGTTTAATAATCCAAACTTAGTAACGGTAAACTCAGGTACATCAGCCTTACAATTAGCACTAAGATTAATAAAGGATAAATATCCTGATAAGGAATATATTATCACAACTCCCCTGACTTGCACGGCTACCAACTGGGCGATACTTGCAGCAGGATTTAAAATAATTTGGGCAGATATTGACCCGAACACATTAAACATAAGTCCTTATTCGGTTAACTCAAAAATAAACGATAAGGTAGCAGCCGTCATGGTGGTACATTGGGGAGGTTATCCTGTTGACTTGCAAAAAATAGAAAGGCTAAAAGAATATTTTAAATTCAGTATTATCGAGGATTGCGCTCATGCTTTCGGTTCAACCTATTATGATTACATGATTGGAAATTCCGCTAACTATTGCGCTTTTAGCTTTCAGGCTATTAAACACCTTACGACGGGTGACGGTGGTATGCTAATTTTACCAAATGAAAAGGAATACAAAAAGGCTAAGTTACTTCGTTGGTATGGTATTGACAGAGACGACAAAAACAAAACGGATTTCAGGTGTGAAAATGATATTCCAGAATGGGGTTATAAGATGCACATGAATGACATAAACGCATCAATTGGAATTGCCAACCTCGATATCGTAGATGATAATATTAGAAAAACAAGGCTTAACGCTTTGAAATTAAGAAACGAATTAAAAGATGTAAAAGGAATTACGCTTTTAGATTATGACTATAGCCATCATTGTTCCTATTGGATATTTTCCATTTTAGTTGAGGATAGGCAAAGGTTTAATCAAAAAATGAAGGAGGCTGGAATAATGGTCAGTCAAGTTCATGAAAGAAATGATAAGCATACTTGCGTAAAAGAATACCAAAGCTATTTACCTAACCTTGAAAGCGTGGTAAATAATTTGTCCGCTATTCCGTGCGGATGGTGGGTAAAGCCTGAGGAGATAGATTATATTATTGATAAAGTAAAAAATTATTTACATGATTAAATTAGTTGTTTCGGGTCGAGTTGGTGCAGATGCACAATTAAAAACAGTTGGAGACACAACCGTTTGTTCATTTTCTGTTGCACATACTGAAAAAATATACGGTGAAAATCCAACAGAAAAAACGATTTGGGTTTCCTGTTCTATTTGGGGTGACCGTGGAATAAAACTTGCACCACATATTTTAAAAGGTACTTATGTCGTCGTCGAAGGTTCAGGAGGCGTAAACCCTTTCTTAAAAAATGGGCAACCTGAAGCAGTTATTATATGTAGGGTTTCATCTCTGGAATTTGGAGGCAAAGCAAATTCAGATAATCCAAAGGTGACAGAGGCAACTTCTTTTAAATCAGATTCAGAATTTCCGTTTTAATGGCTTATTTTAATTATAACATACCATCCAGTTATTATAAGAACAACATTGGTAAAACATTGTATAACACGGTTTTAACGATGCAGCCTTTTTGGATAATTGAATTTGGAACACTACATGGCTATTCAGCTATCGCAATGGCTCAAGCCTTACGAGACCTTGACAGTTCAGGGAAAATAATATGTCATGACCTATGGAAGAAATACCCTTATAAAAATACGTCGATGGAAAGTACCCAAGCAACCATTGATGAATTAGGGTTGACAAAGTATATTGAATTGGTTGAAATGGATTTTTATAACTGGAAACCTGAACCATTTGATTTGATGCACTTTGACATAAGTAACCATGCAGGGCATATAAAATACCTGAAAAAAATGGTTGATGATAACCTGTTAAATGGAACAGTGTTATTTGAAGGAGGCACAAAGGAAAGAGATAAGGTAGAATGGATGAAAGATTTCCAACCAATTAACTCATCTGGGATTAAGTTTATTACGATTGACGAAAATTTCCCTTCTTTATCTATGTTACTATGAAGATAGCAGTCGTTGCATCTGGTTGGCATTTTCCCTATGATTTCTATGAATCAATGTCAAGGCAATTAATGCCTAAAGGTTCATCGTTTGATATGTTTTGCATCTCTCATAGAGACCCAGATTTTTCACGCAAAGAAAAAGAAGGTTTACCCATTCAGGGTGATGACTTGATATTATACCGAAAGTTTGCAACGTTAACCGACATAGAAAATTTGGGTTGGATTTACGAACAACACCCAAATACTATCGGGGATTGGGGCTGTTCAAATCAATGGTTGGAAAATCATGATTATAGAGATTATGACTTACTTCTATTTACACATGATGACAACTTCATTAAACAGTACAAATGGTTGGGCAATGTCATTTATTTAGCTGAGCAAAACTGGGAAATACTCTGTAATTCATGCGGAGACCCAAAAGGTTGGATTCGGGGCAGTTGTGAATTCTTTAAACCTTCATTGCTTGACAAAATAGGTGGGTCATTTGATTTATCATTGGTTAAGCTAAATAGAGAAGGTCTTTATCAGTCTCCAGACAACTGGATAGATTTATTTGACTGGAACAACACGGTTCATCCGTTAATGAAATTTGCAGCAGAAAACGATATCAGAATAGGATATATGTCCGATGTTTACAGGCATTCGGTTTTTGTATCCGAAGGTGAAAGAGGATTTATTAATCCAATTGTTAAAAAATAATTATATCTTTGAAATAATTTTAAATTATGTTACAAACGAAGCAAAAAAACGAGTTATTCGGTATTACCTATCGAGATGTCAAAATAAGGCAGAAACTTCTTGATATCCAGTACGACCTATGGAAGGAAAAACAAATTAAACATTCGATGGAAGACGTGTTGGCAGAATTGATAAAAACTTACGAAAGGTACAAAAGATGATAAGAATTGGTATAGTTACAAATCTTTCAAGTCCAACGACTGATTATTATCGTTCGGTCAATCCTTTCGTAAAGTTAAGAAGGGAAATTCCAATGGAAATCACTTTCCTTAATCCTGATACCGTAAAATGGTACGACTTTTATAACGTTGACGTTGTTTTGTTTCAACGTCCTAACGGTGACCATATACTGGGAATGATTTCAGAGGCAAAGAAAATGGGTAAAAAGGTTATATTAGACCATGACGATTTACTTCATGAGGTAAACCCAGCCAACCCATCAAGCCAACATTTTAGTAAAGAGGTGGTTAAAAAATCGGTTGAACGTGCTTTTATATACGCTGACCATGTTATCACTTCAACTCCTTATTTAAAAGACTTTTATAAGCAACATTACGATGAAAATAAAATAACCGTTATTCCTAATGCCATAGATTTAGAAACGACACCTTTTGTCGCTGTGAAACGAGATAAGGCAATCGATAAAAAGAAACGCATTATGTGGCGTGGCTCAATGACACATATCGAAGATTTACAAACGGTTGATTTATTTTGGAAATGGTTGATGGCAAAAGAAACGGTTGAAGTTGCTTTCGTTGGTTTACCTGATTGGTTAGGAAAAACATTGTATCCAAAGGCGATTCATGTACCGTGGAATAATAGTTTGTTCCAGTATTTCGAGATGATGAAAAATAGTAATCCGCATTACGGTATTTTTCCTTTAACTAATGACAACTTTAATCAATCAAAATCCAATAATTTTGCAATGGAAATGCTGGTCGCTGGGGCGATACCTTATGCACCACGTTATATAAAAGAGTTTAATATTTACGGAGTAAGGTTATTTGATGACCAAAACGATTTAAAACAAATGATACAAAGTGACTTAGAAAAAGATAACTTGTATTTTGTGGACTTGGAGGCTGGAAGAGACTGGATTAAAAGGGAAAGAGATTTAATCAAAGTTAATCAAATGCGTTTAAACGTGTTAAATACTATATGAAACTAAAAGACATTAAACCAAACCCGAACAACCCAAGAGTTTTAAGGGATGAAAAATTTGCAAAACTAAAGCAAAGTATTCAGGAGTTCCCAAAAATGCTCAGTCTTAGACCAATTGTTATAGATGAAAATAACGTGGTTCTTGGTGGTAATATGCGACTTAGAGCATTACAAGATTTAGGATATACAGACATAGATGACACTTGCGTAAAATATGCTAAAGATTTAACTGAGGAAGAAAAACAAAGGTTTATCATTGCTGATAACGTGGCTTTTGGGGAATGGGATTGGGATACATTGGCGAACGACTGGGAAGTTGAGGATTTGGAGGCATGGGGATTGGAGATACCGCAGTTTGACACGGTGGAGGAACAAGAAATGGAAGATTTATCTGATAAAATAAAATCAATGTTTAAAATTGAAGTTATTTGTAAAGATGAACAAGAACAAGAAAGAACTTATAATAAACTAATAGAACAGAATTACGAATGCCGACTTTTGACATTATAAAAGAAATCAAGCCTAAAAAATCTTTTCGCATTGCAAGTGTAATTGGAAGATTTGATTTACAAAGTAACCATATAACCGAAAGGTTTAAAGGTAGTATTGATATTGATGATGATTGGCAAATTGGATTAATAGTTGGTAAAAGTGGAACAGGAAAAACAACCATTGCAAAACAGTTATTTCCAGAAAGTTATATTACCAATTTTGATTATAAAAGCGAAAGCATATTGGACGATATGCCTAAAGATTGTTCCATCGAAGATATTACAAATACTTTTAATAGCGTTGGTTTTAGTTCTCCCCCAAGTTGGTTAAAACCATATCACGTTTTGAGTAATGGAGAGAAAATGAGGGTAGATTTAGCCAATGCAATATTGCAAAAAAATGAATTATTTGTATTTGATGAATTTACAAGTGTAGTAGATAGACAGATTGCAAAAATTGGTTCTTTTGCCACTCAGAAAGCAATCAGAAAAACAGATAAAAAGTTTATCGCTGTTTCATGTCATTTTGATATAGAAGAATGGTTAATGCCTGATTGGGTTTTTAATACCGATACAATGACTTTTATAAAACATTCTGGTAAAAAAAAAAGACCTGATATTAAATTTGAATTATTTCAAACAACAGATAAATCAATATGGAAAATGTTTAGTAAGTACCACTATTTAAATTCAAATCATAATGATGCTGCTAATGTTTTTGTTTGTATGATTAATGATGAAATAGCTGGATTTATTAGTATTATTGCTCAACCAAGTGCCATGAAATATCAAAAAAGAGTTCATAGATTGGTTGTATTTCCAGATTATCAAGGAATTGGAATAGGTTTAAAAATGTTAAATGAAATTGGTAAAATATATTTAAATAATAATTGGCGTTATACAATAAACACAACTTCACCAAGTTTAATTCATTCATTAAAAAAATCAAAAGACTGGAATTGCCATCATTACGGAAGAATTAAAGGTTATAAAAATAAATATGGAGAAACAATTTCAAATAAAATTACAGCATCTTTTGAATTAAAACCTCGTAAAAACCTCGTAAAATGAGAGAAGGAAGAAATGGAGGAAAATTAAAAAATGGTGGAAATAATGGTGGCGGACGCCCTAAAAAGCTACCTGAAATAGACAAGCTAATGGCTGAAGTCATGGGCGAAGAAAAGGACGGTATAACCGCAGCACAAGCCATTTTAAACATGTTAAGGGGCAAAGCTGCAAAGGGTGATATCAAAGCGGCTCAGTTGCTTTTCGACCGTGCCTACGGAAAATCAAAGCAACAAATCGACGTAACCAGTCAAGGGGAAAAAGTGACCGTTCCAACGATTATTTTCACAGACGGAAAGACAAAAGAAAATGGATAGAGTTAAGATTTTAACATTATTAAAGGTGATTCAACTAAGAAAAATAAAGCCAAGTCATAAAATGTATATGGTTGAAGAAAGAAGGTTGAACCCTTTTAACCCTTTGTCTTATTTGACTGTTACAATAGCATTTTTTTTAGGAATCATTTTATATGGAATAATTGGTTTTTGGAATGAGGTTGATTTAAATAATCCTTTTAAATGGAAATAAAAGTCAATGAGAAATATGAGCCACTTTGGAAACCAAACACCCGTTATTTTATTTTAACTGGTGGACGTGGTTCGGCAAAGTCATATACCATTGCACTTTGGGTTTGTAATATGCTATTAGCTAACAAGAATTGGACAGTTCTATATACACGTTATACGCTTTCGTCCGCTAATATATCGGTCATCCCAGAGTTCAGGGAAAAGCTGGAATTGCTCGGGGTTGGTGATGAGTTCAACCTTTCCAACTCTTTCATAAGCCACAAGGCGACAAAGTCAAGTATTATATTTTCAGGGATTAAAACAAGTTCGGGCAATCAAACAGCAAAGCTAAAATCCATTACAGGGTTAAACGTTTTTATCGTTGATGAGGCTGAAGAGTTTGTTGACGAAAAAGACTTCAACACCATTGATGAGTCAATTAGAATGCCTGATATTCCTAATATTGTCATATTAGTTATGAATCCCCAGTCGGTTGAACATTGGATTTGGAAACGTTGGTTTGAGAAATCACATCGAATGGAAACAATTGAAGGGGTGCAAGTACCTATAAGTACACATCCTGATATAACGCACATACATACAACGTACTTTGACAATTACAACAACCTCAATGCTGACTACTTAGCAAAGATAACAAACCTTAAGAAGACAAATCCTGAAGCATACGCACACCGTTTCTTAGGAAAATGGCTTGATAAGAAACAAGGGGTTATATATCCTAATTGGGTTGAGGGCGAATTTGATACGTCTTTACCGTATGCTTATGGGTTAGACTTTGGATTCTACCCAGACCCGTTGGCATTGGTTAAAGTTGCAGTTGACAAAGGGGCTAAGAAAATATACGTCCATGAGGTTATTTACGAACAAAACCTATCTTATGACATGGTTATATCAAAGATTAAACATTTCGTTGAACCAAACGCCTTGATAGTGGCAGATACAAGTGAACCACGTTTAATCGAAGGAATGCAAAGTTCAGGGCTAAATGTTGTGAAAACCGAAAAATACGCTGGTTCAGTTGTTGAAGGTATTAAGATAATCAATGATTATCAAATTGTTATCACGCCACAAAGTCACAACGGAAAGTACGAGTTAAGGAATTACGTTTGGAACGACCGTAAAAGTAGCACACCTGTTGATATGGATAATCATTGTTTTGTTGGTGATACCATGATTCAAACTAATAAAGGATTAAAAAGAATAGATGAGATTAAAATAAATGACTATGTTTTAACTACAAATAATTATAACAAGGTTAAAAATATCCATAATAACGGAAAGAAACAAGTAAATAAATACTTGATACATTTCGATACTTTTTTATTATCTTTGACTTGTACTGAAAATCATTTAATTAAAACAAATCAAGGATGGATAAAGATTTCGGAATTAAAATCGGGGATGACGGTTTACCGTATCAAGAATTTAACGGAAAAAAATATAAATTGTTTCCAAGAGAAAGATACTTTTCAAGAGGAACAAAAAGGGCACATACTGAAATATGGAAGCATTATAATGGAGAAATTCCAAAAGGTTATCATGTTCACCATAAAGACGGTAATTCCTACAATAATTCAATTGAAAATCTTGAATGTATTGAAGGTAGAAAACATTTATCTGAACACGCTAAAAATAAGATTAAAAACAATCCAGAATGGTTTAAAAAATTCCATAAACTCGGTATTGAGGCAGCTCCAAAATGGCATAAATCTCCTGAAGGAATTGAGTGGCATAGAAACAATGCAATTAAATGCAACTTTGGTAATAAAACATTTGGAGAAACTAATTGCATACAATGTTCAATTATTTTTACCAAAAACAAAAAGTCTGCTAAATTTTGCTCAAATAAATGTAAGTCAGCTGACAGAAGAAAAAGAGGAGTTGATAATATTGAAAGGAAATGTTGTAAATGCAATGGAACATTTATCACAAATAAATATTATAAAACAAGAAGTTGTGGAGATAAGTGTAATAAAATTATTAGAACAACAAGTATTTGATTTAACCATTGAAAATAACCATGAGTATTTTGCAAATGGAATATTAGTACATAATTGCTCAGATGCTTTTCGCTATGCCTCTATTCGCCTACTTGAGGGTTCTGATTTATTAGCCTATAATTAAAAGATATGACACCTCAAAAAAAAAAGCTAAATTTCTTTTCGTGCATTACCACAACCTTATTCAAAGCATTGGCGGTGAATTAGACAATGAAACCCTTATTTGCATTCTTGCAAAACAATGTGCCTTGTTTGAGGTAAGGCAAATACTAAAAGAAAAATGGAACATTGACGTACATGGTAGCCAAGATGAATATTACTTCTGGGAAGAAGTTGAAAATGAAATAGAAAACATATACTAATGACAGATAAAGAAATGGGTTTAAACCTTTTAAAAATGCTGGAGGCAATCAATGAAAGAATCATTGATTTTCCTATGCAAAGAAGAAAATACATAATGTTACGAAGCCATATTGAAAAGGCTTTACGGGTAACAGGCAATGGAGTAAGAAGGGAATTAAACCGTCCAGATTCTTTACCCATTTTCCAACACGAATTAAAGACAAGCGAAATCATAACCAAGCAAGAAGAACCAAGCAGCATCATAGCGGACAATGCACCTGAACCAGTAACAAAGAAAAACAGAGGCAAGAAATGAAAGTACAATTCCATTTAAGAGGGCAGAACGAACCTTACTTTTATCCAGAGACGGCAGCCGATGTAACGCTTGAAGAGTTTATTCATTTCCAAAAAGTTTATATACCACGTTATCCAGTGGTAGAAATGGAAGCCTTGAAAATTCAACAGGAAATGGAAGAGGTGTATGAAAAGATAAAACACTTTGCAAAGAAGTTGAAAGTTGATTTAAAGCAATCAAAGGAAGGCATTATCCATGAATGCCAAGTAATAATTGATACTCAGGAAGTGAAAGACAATGTACGTCGTTTTCTACCTTCCTTACTTGAACAGTATAACCAATTGGTTGACCAGTTTCTTACACGGGTTGAAATCATGGATGACTTATGGCTAAGTGAGGTAAAGTATCCATACATGGCAGATGTCGTTCACTACTTTACCAAAATACCTTTGTCAGCTTGTTACGGCAAAGTAGCGGAAAGTCTGGAGTTGAAATATCTAAAGTATTTGTTTGACAAGATTCTGAATGCCATGACAAAGCCTGAGGAATTGAAATACAAACAGATATATGAATTTAATAGTAAGGTTTACATTCTTCCAGACAAGCTAATGGCAAAGTCTACCTTACTTGAATTTGCTGAAGCAGCACAGTTTGATAAGGCACGGAAGCAAGTCATGAACAATGAGGCAGAGGGATTACTAAGAATGGTATCGGTTTTACTTAGGGAGAATGGAGAGGAATATAACGAGGAAGTTTTTAACAAAAACATGAATGACTTTTTACATTTGCCTTTGCAAGTGGGTTATGAGGTAGGTTTTTTTTTGACGAAGTTAAGCGAGAAATACAGCTTAGATTTGCAGACCTCTATGTTACAACAGGCGATTCAAAGTCTTCCACTGCCTCACAAAAATTAAGCGATAAATACGGTTGGTATTTGACCATTAGGAAAATAGCTGAGTGCGGATTGTTCAATATAAATGGATTAACACCGTTAGAGTCAAGCGAAAAGGCAAAATTGTACGACGTCTTTCAATACCTTGCGAGTAAAGCAGCTGAAGAAAACCTTATAAATGAATTACAAAAAACAAAGAAATGACCTTATTAGAGCTAACCGACTTACTGCGAGACACGACCGACAATATAAACGGTCTGAACGGTTTTTCTTTCGGCTGGGCATCAGACAGAACAAGGTCAAAGATATACGAACAAGAGGGGGAAGATGCTACAAATTTATTTCCACGTGTTTTCTTTCAAGTGCCAACCTTAGTAAACAACCCGATAACAAGAAAAGATACCTACCAATTAACTTTATTTTTTGATGACCTTTTAGGTTATGATGAAGACGGCAACCCTAACAATGATACCCAGTTACAAAAATGGTCACAGTTGTTGATTTACGCTGAAAAATATATGTTGGATATAAACACAAATAAAATGTTGGGTAACATTGCCGAAGGGGTTACCATGACTTTAGATTCCTTTACCTCAAGTCAAAGGCTTGTTACGGTACAGGCTGATTTCGTATTAAACGTTAAATCCGAATGTTAGACCAATTAGCCAAAGATATATCAACGATGGCAATTACAGCCGTCGTAAACGAATGGAAGGCGCAAGGTCATAACCTTTCAGGCAAGGCTATTTCAGAAATTGAAACGGTTACAAAGTTTCAAATTAATGAATTGAGGATAACTGGTTTAGTTCTTGATTACATGGCGATAAATAATCAGGGAGTACCTGCAAATAAAATTCCTTATTATCCAAATAGTGGTAGAAAAGAAAGTGAATATATTAAAGGATTAATAAAATACGCTAAAATGCGAATGGGTGCAAGTGATAAAGAAGCTAAATCAATTGCCTTTGCTATTGCGTCTAAACACAAGAAAGAGGGAATGCCAACTAAAAATAGTGTCGTTAAGTATTCAAGTACTGGTAAACGTACTGGGTTTCTCGAAACGGCTTTGGCAAAGGTTGAGCCTGATTTATTGAAGTTAATCGAAAGAAGTATTATATACTCAATCGAATTAACGATTATGAATTTTTACAAATCAATATTGAATCGATGAGTTATACGATAAACCCTGATGTCATTTCCAGTAGCCTTTACCCTATTATGTTTAGGAATGAGGATTCAACGGCAACCGTTCAGCAAAAAGTAATGGTTTACGTTGATGGTTCATTGGCTGGTACGTTTAAAGCATCTAAAACAAGTAGTAATTCATCGGCATCTATATTTGATACCAACGTTCAATCGTTTGTCCAAAGCGAATTAGCACCGTTTGTAGGCTCAAAAACAACGGTTTTCCCTTCGCTTGGAACGTTTACCATAACCGAAAATACGGATGTTATTAAGTCCTTATATTGTTCTGCCTATGCTGAGACGATTAATTCAAGTGGATTTTTAGTCACATCAACAGCACCACAGCTAAGTACAACGGGGTATGTAATACCAGCCAACTTTTACGGCTATATTTATAATCTTGGTACATTTTACCAACCGTCCGCAAATCCTTTCCAATTTCTTACAGGCTTAAACGACGCAAGAGAAATAAACGAGAATAGCAATTTGTATTTGTCCTTTTTAGGGAAAGGGGTAAATTCTGCTGAAGTTGAATTTTTTACTAAGTCAGGTTCATCTTCGGTCACCGTGGTTGATATGGCTAATAGTACGGCTAATAATAGCCTATATACGATTTCATTTGGTGCTAAGAATATCTTCGGAACAACCGCAATATTTCACGTTGGCAACTTTCCAACAAGTTCAACAGCTTACGATTATTATAAGGTTTCGGTTGGCAGATACGACGGAGCGTTTACAAGGTTAAGCGAACAGATAAGAATCAATTTAAACCCAGATTGCAACGATAACGTGGAAGTACATTGGTTCGGGGTTCATGGTGGTGCTGAATCATTTGTCTTTAAGGGATTAATTGAAGAAGAAACAAAGGTTGAAGGGGATATCATTAACCTTTCCCAAAAATGGAACGTAGCTGGAGGTTCAGCTAAATCGAATAGCTACGATAAACAATTAATACGAAATGATACAAGAGTTAATAAATCAATTGTAGTTTCCGCAAGTGTAACACCTGAACAAGCGGATTATATTAGCACCTTGATTTCATCGCCTGAGGTTTACGTTATCTTAGATAACAAGTACGTTTCGGTTGTCGTGGAGAATCAAACAATCAATACGGCAAATAACCGTACACCTTTTGTAGATATATCCCTAAAACTTACCTTTGCAAATAAACCAATTAGTCAACTATGATAAAATTATTTGTAAATAATCAGGAAGTTGACATTGACCAAGACGAAACAAACGTCACGGTAAACTATTCTATTGAGGCTATTGACTTAGGAAATATAAAAGGCGCACATTCAAAGAGGAATATAAAAGTACCAGCAACCAAAACGAATGTAGAAATCTTTGAAAACATTCAGGAAGTTGGTAGCGTGGTTACAGATGCATATAAATTGTTTGACGCAAGACTTGAGGCAAATGGAATACCTATTTTAGTTGGCAAAGGTCGGGTTGATTCTGGGGCGATTAACGCTATAAATTCAGGGTTTCAAGGTAAGGATTTTAAGTTATCGTTGATAGGTAATAATGCCGACTGGTTTGCCGATGTAGGAAATACATTGGTTAAGGATTTAGGTTGGGATTTGTTGGAGGTTAGCAGCACGGAGGTAAAAAAATACTTTGACGTTACGACTGATGAATACTGCTACATTTTAATGAAATGGAAAGCATGGGCAAACACGGATAGTGTTAAGGTTAATGAAATGACTCCAGCCTTATTTATTTGGCAAATCATAGACAAAGCCTTTGCAACTTACGGTTATCAAGTAAACAGTATTTTTAAAACCGACCCTTTTAACCGTTTAGTAATACCTATTCCTTTAAATATTTCAGCTGACTATTTAAAAGACTTTGTAAATTTAAAAGCATCATCTCCAAGTCCAGCTTTAATAGATGATATAACTAATCCTTCACCTGTTCTTATAACATTTACAGACAAAACAACATCCCCAAACTTTGACACGGGTGGTAATTATGTAAGTGGAGTTTATACCGTGCCAATTACGGCTACTTATACTTTAAAAGCAGAATTAAATATTGGCACTACTATTATTATACCAACACCAACTGCTGAAATATTAGTAGGTTGGGAAATAAATGGAGTATTTGAAGAAGGTGAAGACTTTGGACAAGAACCAAATTTTAATGATTCTATAATTATTGAATTTATAACTGATTTAGTTGAAGGTGATTTAGTACGATTTGTGGTAAAACATAATAATACTGGTTTTCTTATGGGTTTAAATGGCTCAATAGAAATTATAGGTAGTAAAGCAATATTTGAGGCTGGAAAAACATTTGATTTACAATATGTTATTCCTATTACATGGTATGTCCGTGATGTTATTGCAGACCTTACAACCATTTTTAATCTTTCATGGGAGACAGATGTACAAAGTAAACAGGTTTACGCATACCCTAAGGATGAGTATACCGTAAGATATAAGGCTGATGCAACTGGAGTAGGTACGTTAACCACGTTTACAGGGTTCTTTAAAGACACAGATTTATATGATTTAAATACCAGACAGTTAGAAGATTCTGAATTTCAAATATTGGATGGCTACAAATCAAGTCAAATTTTAGCATACGCAACAGATGATGATACTACAAACAAAGAAGAGGCAAGGCGAGGGGTAAATATCTATTCAGGAGGCTACAATTTCCCAACGGATAGATTTGAAAACGGTGTTGAGTTTATATATACGAAATTTTTTGCTAAAGCAATACATATAAACGATGTTGCCATTACTTCAGGTGGTACATACGGGGCGCAAATGCCTTTAGTCTTTGGTGATGATTATAACACCGTCACAGACGCTGAGCCTAACTACAATTTAGCACCTCGATTGCTTTATTATGCTGGAAGACGAAACGGTTATGATGGGTATATAAGGCTTTATGATGACACGTCAAGTGCTTCAAGTGCTTTCGATTTTCCAGCAGCCTTCATGGTAAATTACAACGACCCGAGTGGTACAGATTTCAACTTATCTTTTTCAGATGAGGTGACAAATTATTCCAATGTGATGCAAGGGGTTTTTAAGACATTCCATTTGCAAACGTATAAAAGGATAGAGTTAGGCAAACTTTATACGACATTTGCCAAATGGGATAATTCGGATATAACAAATATTTCCTTTAGACGCAAGGGGTTGATAGGTTCAGGAAAGTTTATTATTCAAGAACTTGAATATAACCCTAAAAGCAAACGACCAGCAAAGACGGTTCTATTATACGATGAAAAACCAAATACAACAGATTTGACAAAGGTAGTTAATACCATTACTTTGGCTGGTGCAAGTCCTCAAAGTGGTACGGTAACTGGTTCAGGTTCAGGTTTGGTTGGAGCAAGTGGGGCAACGGTAAATATTCAACTATCTTACAATCCTTTTCTTAATTCAAATACCAATGTTTTAGATTTACCAATTAATTCAGGAATAACACAAGTAAGCATTCAAAGTGCAAACGTTTTAGTTTTCCAGAACGGTCAAAAATTATTACCTTCTGTTCAATATACGATTTCAGGTTCAAAAGTAACAATTGATTCAAATACGCATTATGATGGTTCAAATTATGAAGTAATTATAAACGGAGTAACTAAAGGATAATGGCAAATAAAGTAATTGGTTTTGAAATAGTCATAGACGGTTTAGGAAAAACGGTCGAAACGGCAACTGAGTTAAAAAGGGCAATTGCTCAAGTTAATGAGGAAATAAAAAAGACGTCTGATGTTCAGGAGTTGAAGAAACTTGAAAGCAAGTTGATTGACCTGAAGGCAGCACAAATGGAAGTTACTAAGGTAACAAGGGAACAAATAAAGACAAGGAATGAGGAGATAACAGGCATTGATAAAGCCAATGGGGCATACCGTAAGTTAAGTAAGGAGTTAAACGACCAAAGGAATAGATACAAGGATTTAGCAGCAGCCGAACAAGATACAAGTCAAGAGGCTAAAGATTTACTCGTATCAATTAATGCTTTAGACAAAAAGCTAAAGGGCATTGACGCCACAGTTGGACAATTTCAAAGAAACGTTGGAGGTTATACGGAAGCGTTATCAAACTTTTTCCCAAAGTTGGGGGGTACAATTGGAAACGTAACGGGTTTAGTTGGAGACTTGTCAAGTGGCTTTGCAAATCTTGGTAAAACTACGGGAGTTGCAAATATAGGACTTGGTGGCATTGGTTTAGCATTGACGGCGTTTAGTGGTATAAGTGCTATTATTGAAGAGGTAAGCCAATCAGCAAGAGCAATATTTGACCTTAAATTACAACTTGAAAACTTTGGCGTTGCGGCTGAGAACTTAGACGAAGTTGCGGTAAGGGCTCAAACCATTGGAGAAATATTTAAGGTTAGCGCGGATGAGGTTGCAGTTGCGGCTAATGTATTGGTTAAGGAATTTGGCGTACCTTTTGAAAAAGCATTTGATACTATTCAGTCTGGATTTTTAAAAGGCGCAGACGCTCAAGGTGAATTTTTACAAGAGTTAAAAGAATATCCCGCTCAATTTAAACTTGCTGGAATAGGCATTGAAGAATTTTTAGCCGTTTCAATCGATTCAGCAAATAAGGGAGTATTTTCAGATAAAGCCTTAGATGCAATAAAGGAATTTGGCACACAAGTAAGAGACCAAAGTAATTCCTCAAGGGATGCTTTAATAGGTGCATTTGGCGAAGAATTTACAACCAATTTATTTCAAAACATAAAAAACGGAAGCATCACAAGTGGTGAAGCTTTGCAACTTGTAACAAAAGAAATAAAAGAAACAGGTGTAAATTCAGTCGATTTACAAAGGCTGATTTCTACTTTATTTGTTGGTGCTGGTGAAGACGCTGGAGCGTATGTACTAACCCTTGGAGATGTTTTAAATAATACAGATAATTTATTTGGCGCTGAAACAGAATTACAAAAGCAACTTGAAAGAAATATAAAAGTTACTCAGGATTTAAATGAAGAAACGGCAAAGTATTCTCAAACTGTTATTGATGCAGAAATATCAAGAAAGGAATTTTTAAATGGTTTAAAAAGCATTGGTTTATTTATAACTGATACATTTATTGGAATATTAAATGCAGTTGGAAAAAGTTTTTCTGAATTGTTTGGCATAAATGAAGAATATGTAAAAAGAGTAAAAGATGCACAACAAAGAGCAAGTCAAGAAGATTTTGAAAGATTGGTTGCTCAAGGTGTTTTAAAAAAAAGTGAGACAAAAAAACAGGGCGAAGAAATATTAAAGGTTGGTAGTGAAGCATGGAAGAAAAGGGAAAATCAAGAAATGATTCAAAGGGAATCAGATTTAAATAAAGAAAAGGAAAAAGCAAAATTATTAAAAGAATCTTTACTTCAAACAGAAGATGGATTACAAAAGGAATTGGAAGCTAAGAAAAAGAAAAGGAAATCTATTGTCTTTGGTACTCCAGAATTTAAAAAGGTTGAATCGGAAATAAAGCAACTTGAAAAAGAATTAGAAAAGTTTAATCCAAAGGAATCAGGAAAGAAAGGCGGTGAAAATTTAATTAAAGCATTTGTTGATGGTTCATTAGCTAAGTTACAACAAGAACAAAGTAAACTCCAAAAATCGTTTGGCGAAGCCGTTGTCGGTTCACAGGCACAAAAAGAAATAGGTATTAAACTTAGTGCAGTAAATGAACAAGTAAAAAAATCTATTGAGACTCAAAACGAAATACTTGGATTAAATGCTGAAAAGAAAAAACAAGATGCAATTGAAGAAATTAACCAAAATTATAAAGTTGCTCAATCTGTAATAAATTTAGCAAGGGCAAAGGAAATAAATATTGAAGATGAAATTGATAAAATAACCAGACGTAGACAAATATTAGATGAGGATTACAATGCAGAAATAAAAAGAATTAATGATTTATTAGCACTTGAAAAAGAAGGTACAACCCAATTTGATAACTTAATTGTAGAAAGACAAAACGTTGAAGCTAATTTTTTAAATGCTAAAAAAAGTTTGTCTAACGAAGAAGTTAATATATATCGAAAAAACTTTGATGAAATTGAAAAAGAAACTCAAGAAAATATAAAAAAACAAGAAGAAGCTGATAAAAAACTAAAAGACCTTGATGAACAAAAATTAAAAGAAAAAAAGGAAAATAATCAAAAGTTAATAGATGCTATTGGTGAATCTATTTTATCGGTTACTGATATTATTTCTACTTTCCAACAAGCAAGGGCAGAAAAGGAGGCAGAAGCAATAAATGAACAAATAACCAATACGGAAAACAATATAGCTGAACTTGAGGCAAAGGCTGAAAAAGCATCTGGATTAAGGAAAAAAAGAATTGAAAAAGACATTGAAAGTCAAAAGGCTTTATTAAAACAACAACAAGAAGAGGCAGAGGCAATACGGTTAAAAGCAGCAAAGCAAGACAAAAAAATAGCAATCATTCAAGCTATCATACAAGGTGCTTTAGCGGTTCAAAGGGCATTGGCTTCAGTACCTTTCCCAGCTAATTTACTTGCAGCTATTCCAACAGGTATAGCAGCAGCAGCACAAATAGCAACTATTACCGCTCAACCACTTGCACAAGGTGGGGTTGTAACTGGAGAACGTATTAATCAAAAACAAAACATTCCGACCCGTTCAAATGGGGACAATGTTCTTGCCTATGTTAAACGTGGTGAAGTTGTTTTAAACCAACGTCAACAAGCTATGTTAGGTGGTTCGCCTACATTCAGAAAGATAGGAATCAAAGGATTTGCGGATGGTGGAATTGTTCCGCCAATATCCGCACCAATGTCAATTAGTCAGGCTTCAAGCGATGTGAATAATATATTAGCTATGTTAGATTCAAAGACTGATGCTATAAACTCAAGGATAGACCGTTTACAGGCATACGTTGTTAGTGATGATATAGCACGGGATTTAGCTGAAGGGAATAAACTAAGAATTAACGCAACTTTATAAATGTGTAACTGCATGAAATCAGATTCTATTTGGGCAGAACTTGCCTCACGCATACCCGAAGAATACAAAGAACAAGTGATGGCAACTGTTGACCGTACTTACCGAGTTATAACGATAGACCCTACCGACATGGATTATTTATTTCATATTTACAATAATTTTGTTAACAACTATGAGCCAGAGAGACGAAATTGTCCAGCGTGTAGGACAAAAGTAGTCGGAAAAATGAGGCAAATAGTACAATATTGGAGGGAATAATATGGCATTTGAAGAGATAAACAACGACTTAATTAACGATTTTAACTGGTCTATTTTAAATCGTTTCAACCAACATTGCAATAAAGAAGGTATTCAATTGACATTTAGCAACTTTACAAAGTACCTCATACAATGTAATGTGATTCAGCCAAAGACAGTATCAAAGTATATGGTAATGGAATTGTATCCAGAATGTTTGTATTCCAATAATTCAAAGATGGATGCAATCACAGAAATATCAGAACGGACTGGAATAAGCGAAAAACACGTGTACAACATGGTGCAACACCCTGAGCATTTTGGGTATGCAGTCAAGCAAAAGGGCAAAAAGGAAAATACAGTAGAATAACTTTGACAAATAAATTAATTTATTAATGACTTACGCAGATTATCCAGACGCAGCCAAATCAAATGCACGACGAGCGTTGAACCATAAAAAAGAGAATGGTTCAGATTGTGGAACTCGGGTCGGTTGGTTCAGGGCTGAGCAAATCAGCAGTGGTGAAGGTCTAACTGAGGATGAAATCCGTAGAACGTATTCATTCCTTAGTCGTGCTGAAGTTTATGACCAAGGAAAATACATTGACGAAGATGGTTCGGAAATATGTGGTTCTGTAATGTATGACGCATGGGGTGGAAGTGCGATGAAAACTTGGGCAGAATCAAAGTTTAAAAAAATAGAAAGAGAAAAGGAAAATGATAATTTAATGGCAAATGTTCAAATCAACATATTAGGTGAAATTTCTGACGGCTTAAACGGATTTTTAAATTTAAAGTACCGTTTTGACGAAGCCAAAGGACAAGATATTGAATTGGTTATTAATTCTGGAGGTGGCTCAGTCACCGAAGGGATGGCGATGGCTGATTTAATTTCTTCCTACCCAAATGAAACGACCACAACAGGAATCGGACTCGTAGCGAGTATTGCAACGGTTGTACTGTTAGCTGGTAAAAAGGTTCAGATGACTGAAAATTCATTTATGATGATTCACAGACCGTGGTCTTATTCTGTTGGCAACTCCGACGAATTAGAGGCAACGGCTGAATTATTAGACAAAATGGAAGAGAAGTTACTTGACATTTACGTTAATGCGGTGAACAAACGCAAGGGAGAGGAAATGAATCTAAGAAAAAAGATTAAAAAAATGATGGCAGCCGAAACATGGATGACTGCCGAAGAAGCAAAGGATTTTGGATTCATTGACGAAATTGTTAAGACAGACGAAAAAAAGATAGATATCTTACCGTTGCAATCGAGCCTAAACAAATTTCAGAATGTACCAGCAGCCTTATTAATTAACAAAACAAATGATGATGACATGGGTAATTCCATTTTAGAAAAAATCAAAACCTTGCTCAATAATACGGAAGAAATACAAGTAGTTGAGCCAACGGTTGAGCCGATTGTTGAGCCTGAAAAGGTCGATGAGTTGGAAGTTGCTATGAACATTTTAAAGGAAAAAGGGTACACAGTTTTAACTGCCGAAGAAATGACCGCTTTAACCGAAAAATCAAATGAGCAAACAACTTCTATTAATGAAATCGAAACGGTTCTTGAAACTTTGGGTGCTGAACTGGTAGCACTTAGAGCGCAAGTTAAAAAGGGAGTAGGTTTACCCTCAGGAGGTTCAGCAAACGAAAAAGTAATTGAAACAAAAGCAAAATTGAGTCCCTTTGATTCTTTTGCTTCTTTAGTTAAAAACAAAATATCACAAAGATAATGGCATTCAATCCCACAGCCCAAAATGAAAACGGCTATTTAAGTACCAACACTTACGTTGGAAAATATAGCCTTAATCGCACTAACCCTTATGCTAACACAGATGGCATAAACGCAGAGCAATTATACGGAGTTGAAACATTTGAAAACAGAATCCCTGTTTCTTTTAGCTACCTTATTGCGTCGGCTGGTGACCGATTTACAGCGACACCTATTTACGGTGTAACATCTGCTTCTGATTACTTGAAGTTTACTATTTACGACGAAAGTGGAAATAGTGCAAATACTGTGTGGGTATCATCCGCACCAAGTGCAGCAATGGATGTGACTACAACTGCTTTAAATTCAAGCAATGACTGGAAGGTCTTATTTGCAACGTCAAAAGCTGGAAGTAAAACAGAATTTTCATTTATGATTGATGAGGCAGCCGTGTTAACTAATACAACTGCGACAATCACTTACGCAAACCTTTAAAATTAATTAAACAATGGCAATAGTTGAATTTAGTCAATTAGACGTAGCTTTCAGGGGTACTGAAGCTAATAATATATTTTTAGAGCCAGTTTTCTTTGACGATGATTTACGTTCACAATTCCGTGTACTTGGAAACGTTGCGAATAAAAAGAAAATGGTTTTTGTTGCAGCTTTGGAAAACATCGTAAGAAAGTATTCAGGTTGTGGCTTTACTCCAGTTGGTAAGACAGACATTTACGAAAGGTCAATCGACGTAGAAAAAATGAAAGTTGACCTTGAAATGTGTTGGGATGAGTTTGAAGATACTGTTTTTGAAGAGTTGTTGAAGACTGGTACAAGGCTTCCAGATGTATCAGGCACATTGATTGAAAATATCTTGTTGCAAAGAACACAACAGGCAATTCGTCAAGACATTACCCGTTTGTCTTATTTTGGCAATCAGGCTTCTAATAACCCTAATTACGATTCATTAGACGGTTTTTGGACTGTTTACTATCCTGAATTAGTGGCTAAAGACTTGATTCCAAGAACAAATACGGGTTCAGGAAGTGACCTTGCGGCTGGTGATGGTTTTGCTATTCTTAGAGCAATCTATGACCAAGCACCATTACAATTAAAAGGCTTACCAGCAAACCAAAAAGTGTTCAATGTAACTGGTTCGGTATATTCACAACTTAGGGAAGACATCGAAGATGGTGGCGGAGGAGATTACGGTTTACTTCAGTTGATTAACGGAGTTGAGCAATTCACTTTTAGAGGTGTACCAGTTGTTGCTCAATGGAGATGGGATGATATCCTAACAAGTTTAGGAACTACAAAGCCTCATTACGTTGAATATACAACACCTTTAAATAAGGTTTTGGCAACTGACGTATTAAGTCCTGAAACTGCATTGGAACTTTGGTACGACCAGAAAGACGAGAAAGTTTATATCAAGGCTCGTTTCAAAATGGGTGTTAATTATATCCATAATTCATTAATCAGCGTAGGCTACTAAAATAGAATAATATGAGTAGTATAACAGGAGGGTGGCTTAATCAATGTACGGACGGAACTTGTGCTGGTGGTATCGGTAAACTTTATATTGCAAACGCAAATCAAGTTACTTCGATTTCAACAAATGCCTCAGCAGCTTGTACGGCTATTACAATGACATCCACGGCAGCCGTATTTTATGAAATAGAGTTTAGGGATAATTCAGGTGCGTTCACCGAAACCGTAACGCAAGACCCTGACACTTTATCTGTTGCTATCGAGCAATCCTTAACGGGTGTAATTAATTGTCGTGACCAAGAGTTGAGAAACTTGATTCAGGATATGGCAAATCAGGCTTGTGGTTTAGTAGTTGTTCACGTTGAGAATACGGGTAATTACTGGATTTGGGGTGTTGAGCAAGTTGGAGGTAAGAAAAGGGTTGCAAGGTTGACAAGTGCTGAAGGTTTATCAGGCGCATTGTTTACCGATTCAAACCAAGAAACGCTTACCATTACTTGTAGAACCACGAATAAATCAAGATTCATAGTTGATGGTGCTACCGTAATGGGTGCATTGGATTAATCCTTAAATTATGATAGTTAGAGAAAAAAGCAAGTTTATGATGTACGTTGGTTCAGACCCAACAGGCAAAGCTGGTGTAATTCGCAAGACTATCGGAGATTTTACGCAAACAGAACTTAGGGCATGGTTTAATTCCAACCCTAAGTCTGTTAGCCAACACGTTATTTTTACTCCTGAGAAAACGGTTTATGAGCCAATTAAAGAAAATACAAGCAGTCCCGAACAGGAACAGCAGACGACCTAAAAGAGGCGAAAGTCCTTTATTAGCTTCTGTGACTTTAGATACCTCGAACACTATGTTAGTGCAAGAGGATATTTTTAATGAACCAAGTAGGGAAAGGCTTGATTTTACAGGCGCAAAATGGGTTAGATTTTTTACCCAAAAAGACGATTTTCTTAAGAGTTTAATAGCGATTGTAAATAATTCTCCGACACTCAGGCGAATAGTTGAGGATAAAACTAATATGGTGGTGGGTGATGGCTTTATACCAATTAAAGGCAAATCCACTACCTTATTAACAACATCGCAAAAAGGCGAAGTAATAACGGATGATTCATTGACTGAGATTGAAGATGTTATTTCTTCAGTCAATTTACATAATCAAAACCTTCAAGAGGTATTGGGCGCATTGGCATTTGATTACGATGCCTTTGGCAATTGTTTTGCGGAGATAGTTAAAGGTAGGGTTGGCAGTCAACCATTCAGCTACATTTACCATATACCAGTTTACAATATTGGTATAAGGAAAGCTGGGCAAGACCAGATAGTAAAATCTGTTGGTATATATGATAACTGGGAAGAAGTACCGTTAACGACTGACGGTTCTTTTTACGTTAACGAGGGGTTTAGGGAAGTGCCGATATATCCTGAATTTAAACAATTTGAAGACGGCACGGAAAGGTCAGTCATTCACGTTAAACAGTATAGTGCTGGATATTTCTATTTCGGTTTACCTGAATGGATAGGAGCTAAGATGTGGGCAGAAATGGAATACCGCATTCAAAGATTCAATACTTCAAAGTTTGAAAATGGTTTTATGCCCTCAGGCTTAATGCAGTTTTTCGGTTCGATGACAAAGGATGAGGCTAAAAAATTAGTAGATGGAATTGAAGCGAAGTTTACAGGCATGGGCAACAATCATAAATTGTTTGTTCAGGTTTTGAGAGATGAAAAATTAAAGGCTAATTGGATACCAACCTCAAAAGAAAATGAAGGCGAATTTTTAAATCTTCAGAATTTAGCTGCAAGTGCAATTGTAGTTGCTAACCGTTGGTCTAAGTCATTAGCTGGTTTTGCAACAAGTGGACAACTGGGAAGCAACCAACAGATACGGCAAGAAATGGAATACTTGCAAAATACGGTTATTAAACCACGTCAAAATCTTTTATTAAGTAGAATCATAAATCCCTTTTTACAAGAAATTTCACAATATAATAATGCCTTTACAGATGTTACGTTTGGCATTTCAAACACATTACCCGTTTCATTTATGGGAGACATAGCCGTTGAAAACAATTTAACGGTTGATGAAAAAAGAGAGATATTAGGTTATTCACCCTTAGAAATAACAAATGAGCCAACTAATACAACCGAGTGAGGTCATTAGCGGTGGGGTTGCAAGACCGACACCAGCCGATATACGTATGGACAAAGCCTTAATCAGTCCACATATTCAAGATGCTGAATTTAGATGGGTTGTTCCAGCTATTGGCTTATCCTTATATAATTCAATGGTTTCAGACAAAGGAAATAGTACGGCTTTTACATCAACGGCTTATCAACAACTTTGGGACAATCAATTAAAGGCATTATGTGCCAATGCTGTTTTGTATGAGGCTTCCCCTTTTATGGTTATGCAAATGGGTTCAAATGGTTTATATACTTTGGATAATGAATACGGGCAAAATGTAGGTGTTGACGGTCTAAAGTTTTATCAAGATACATTGCTTCAAAGGATTCAGGTAAAGGCAAAACGTATCAAGGATTATTTATGTGATAATTACCTTTCTTTTACGGCTTTTGTACCTTCGTCAATCGGTTGTCCTGATTCAACTTGTGATGACGACGAAGAAATTAATAACGATATATATACATCATTGGGAGTAGTTTTATAAAAAATATGGAAGAAAACATAAAGAAACCACGAAGATTTCTCAAAATGTTGGGAAAAGTTGGCGAAATCATAGTGCAAGAGGCATTATTAAAAATATTAAGGGGAGTAGTTAATCGGATTGGAGGAAAAAAAAATTTACCTTCAATCCTTTTTTTATTTCTTTCTGTTAGCCTATATGCTCAATATCCTATTAATACTAATAAACAACGGTTAGGCTTCCAGACCACAGCAGATGGGTTGGTTTGGAGGGGTTCATTAAGTGATACTTCTGCCATTCAACCAGTATCAAATCAATATGCGTGGGTTATTCTTGATACCGTTAACCTTAAATTTTATTCCTTTGATTTTACTTCTAATGTCTGGAATCAGGTTGGAGGTTCTACATTTACTCAACCTGTTGACTCACTATTTTTTAAAACAAGTGTTCCGACAAATAATGTAGACACGGCAAAAATGCGATGGGATTCGGATTTAGGTACGGTAGTTTTAGGAATGTACGACAAAGTGCCCAATGAAATAGGATTTAAAAACTTTTGGCTTGTTAAAAATCAAACAGGCTCAACCATTACAAAAAATAGCCTTGTTTACGCAAGTGGCACAGTTGGTGCAAGTGGTCGTATATCGGTATCAAAATTTATAGCAAATGGAACAATCGACCCTATTTATTTATTAGGAATTACGGCTCATGACTTAAACAATGGCGAAGATGGATACGTTATTTCATACGGTAAAATAAGGCAAGTAAATACGGATACTTTT